ATCTACTATCGCAATTGGTACTGCACCAATCTCTGTTACATCTACAACTGTATGTCCTAATCTTAACGCAGACTTACTTGATGGTTATAGTGCACTTAACCTTCCATACTTACAGGGAACGGTTAACCAGTGGATCTTAGATGCTGGTGGTCAGGAAAGATTCTACTTCTCTAATAATGATGACACATACTTTAGAACAGGTGATGACTTCTTCTTTAGAAATAATGGAGACACTGGTATTGGATCTCTTGATTCTAGTGGTTGTTGGACATTCTACTCAGGTAGTGACCAAAATCAATCAACATACGGTCTAGAGGTTAGACAGTTAAATGGTATTAACTTAAATGCATCTGAGAGTCTATCATCTGGACAGAAATCCACAGTGTTAAGAGCTGGTGGAGACAAGTTATGGATTGATACATACGGAGTCTTTAGAAGAAACCGTAACAGTGTTGCCGAAAACATCAACGTCAACAATGGTGATAACTGTATGTCCGCTGGTCCTATCACTATAAATAATGGTGTCACCATTACAGTTAATACTGGTGGTTCTTGGAGCGTAGTTTAAAATGAGCACGATTAACGTCCACGATTTACAAGGTTTATCAACATATTCTAATAACGTTAGATTGCCTAGTGGACATCAAATGAAAATTGAGGGAACCATAAGGTTGCCAGAATGGACAACATCAAACCGTCCATCAGTGCCTGAAATAGGACAGGTAGGTTTCAATACTGAATTAGCAAGATATGAAGGATATAATGGTAATGATTGGATAGCGATGGGTGAAGAAAAACCCGACGGAAGCAGTGCTGAGAAAGCATTACCAAAAGCAACTGATGTTATGACTAACGTAAGCAATCCTGCTACGGGTTGGTATTATGTTTTAGTTGAGGGTTCAGCAAAACAAGTTTGGATTGATACTGTATATGATGGTGGTGGATGGAGTCTTGTTGCTGGTCATGCATTTAACGTTAGTATTCCTGCATTGACATACGCACAGGCAGCAACATCATCAGACTGGTATTCTAATGGTGGTGTATATGGATCTGGTGATCCTAAACAATTTACATTATGGGCAGGATTAAATGCGTGGAACGATATTGCTCAAAATAATAATGCAGGAAGAAATGTTGTATACTATGTTGCTAACTCAGCAGTGCCTTTGGGAACTACTGGATCTCATAGTAATAGAGCAAGATGGACTTGGACTGGTTGGGGAACCAACTATGACTGGGTTGGTGAAGCAAACTTGAATGTGCAACTAGGAGGAACACCTGGCGTTTGGGCGTATCATATTGGTAATGGATACAACTTTACTACTACTGATAGAGACCAAGATCAATATGGTGCTAACTGTGCCAACTTATACAACTCTGCACCTTGGTGGTATGGAGCATGTTGGTCTGGAAGTTTCTGGGGTGGTAATGGTGCAAACTATCAGAACGCTGCTTTCTGGAACAGTTCTGGAAGTGACTATTTCAACTATGGAGCATACTACGTAAAATGAGCACTGACGAAACTATTTTTGGCGAACAGACTACTATGCCTAGCGTGCCTAGCATAGAGTATGGTGATGCTGTCAAATTGACAGTCATGAAAAATGGAAGAGTATTAGGAAGAAATGGATCCTTCCGTTATGTCTTACAGTGGAAAGATAAAGATGGTACTATAGTTTACGAAGAGTTTCAATCTATTCCTCCAAACAAATTTAACTTACCTGATGAAAGTAGTTTTAATCTTACAGAGATTATTGCACATGCATGTGAGAATGACCTATTTGTAAAAGTAGATCCTGATAAATTAGAAGTAGAAGAGGTGAACATCTAATGGCATCAAGAATTAAAGTTGATGAAGTTACAAACCTGAATGGAACTGGTACAGTTGCATTCCCTACTGGTGGTGCAACTTTCCAAGGGAACGTTGGAGTTACTGGTAATATTGATTTTAGTGGACAACTACTACAGAACGGATCTCCATTTGTCACACTACCAACACAGAGTGCTTCTAACCTTGGTGCAGTTCTTAGATCTGGTGGAACATCAGGAACAGCATATTGGGATGTAACTGGAGAAGGTGCATCTGGTTTAGCAGGATATTCACAATCGAAATATAAAGCAGGATTTAATATCACAAGAGGATTTAGTTGTTGTGGATATCGTGGAGCACAGTCTTGGAGAAACGTAAACAGACTTGTTCATGCAACATTTACACAATCAAACTTAGGAGATTTAGCATCACAGTCAGGTGCATATATTGATGGTAAACCAAGCACAGCTATGATTGGATACATCTTTGCTACAGGTAACTCTTGGGACTCAACTACAAGTTATGTTTCTAAGTTAAACATGAATACTGAATCCAATTTGGGTGCTGCAACATCCATGGTTGGAACTAAGAACCGCTGCTCAGCTATGGGTAGAGACTTTATCTATGCATACGTTCATGGTGGTGGAAACTCTAGTAATATGATAAGATATAATTTATCAACAGAAGCAAATCAATTTAGCACAAACCATCCAAACGGAACACAGAACAACCCTGCAGGGGGTCAAGGTGCTACTGTAGGGTGGATTAGACAGGGTGGTGCACAAGCATATAACTTCTCAACAGAAACATTTACATCATGGACAGACTCACCAGGAACTGATGGTTCTAACAAAACACTGTCTAGTAGAAATGGATTTTCATACTGGAACACTTGTGGAGGATATAGAACTAGTTGTGACTGGCACTTGAGAGACTCCTATAACGGTGGTCGTATGGCAAGTGTAAGTAAAACTGGTATAACTACTGGTGAGGAATCAATGCACACTGGAAACGAATATGGATTTATTTGTGGACAGTATGATGGCAACCAGAACAACAATGGTTATCTCTTTACCTATGCAAGTCATAGTTTCAACAGAGATAGTAGAATGGATAGGTCGGGAATTAGTGGATCTGCATCTGCTGCAGGAATAGAGTTTGGAACTCTACAATATGGATACACAGGAATGTAATTATGTCTGACGGAATTAATTTAGATACAGAAGTCCTCGCAATATTAGAGGGAACAGAAAAACGTAAGTATTACGTTGCTAGGTATTGTTCTGCAATTGATCACATGGAATCTGTAGATTTAATGTGGAACATGTATGGTCTTATTGTATTCTCTATCAAAGAAGAATGGGTAAGAGAACTTCCTAAGTTGAGTGGTTCATACGAAGAGGTTACTGAACTTCTTGCTAAGTATGGAACAAAACACTTTGCTGAAATACGTGCTACAGTTAAGGTTACAGATGAAGATCCTTTATCAACTAGTGATGAATATGCAGTATCAATACAAGGACCTAAGACTGAGATAAAATTACCACAAGAAAGAATTGACGCTGCTATTCAGTTTATGAAACTTGGTGCAAAACTTATTATTGAAGATGAGTATGATAGAAAGTTCTTATCACTAAAAGCAGAGGAATCTAAACTTGAACAATTCCTATGGGACACACAGGTGCAGGAAGCAAACAATTTATCAGGTGGTGCACCATTACTAAATAATCTTGCTACTATTAAAGGTGTTACTGTAGAAGCATTAGCAACTGAAGTTCTCACAGGACAAACAACTTTTGAAAATAAAGTTAAAGAACTTTACAGAGCAATGGTTGCTCTTAAGCAAGAATTTAAAAACTGTGTTACAATAAAAGAACTTAATGTTCTATGGGAAAAATACCTTGGAGTTCCTATGCCACAGCAACAAGCTATTGACTTAGGAAATACCGAGGACGATAACTGGACACCATTACCTATAAAACAAGGATTGCAATTTTAATTTATGACTTTATCAGCTGATGCCATAGAAGCCTTCGTAGAAGGTAATATGGACTTCGGGATGACACATGAACAAATCAAGAACTTCGTTGTCAACTCCCACGTGACTGACAAAAGAAAACTTCGTCAGGTATTGACTGAGGTTTCTACACGTAACCACGAAAAGAAAAAACTTTTCTTAGATATAGAAAGAAAGAAGATAAAAATAGAATCTTTAGAAGCAGGACTAGAAGTAGAGGAAGATCCCTATACTAGAAGATTGATGGCAGTTGACATTGCAGAATGGAAACTAGACATAGGTAGATTTGATATTGCAGTTCACCAAGCAAATAATGAATTGGCAGGTTTTATGGAGTGGATCCAGAAAAACTTTGAAACTATGGAAGAGTTGGAAAAGGCAGCAGAATATAATGAAACTGAAGAAAGAAAATACTGGGTTGCTCGTATGGGTAAACAGGCAGCAATGGATATTTACTGCACAGGTAGAGTAGGCATTGGTAACTTAGATTCGATAGCAATGATGCGTGAAGATGATCAATATGCTACACTAAATATAGCAATGCAGTATTCTGGTCTTCTTAACGCTGGTATTGGTAAGATTCAAAATGAAATCAAACCACAGATAGATAAGATGATGGTTGATGGATCTGCACCTCGTATCCCTACATTTGACAATGTAGAAGATAACTTAGATCTTAAATTATTTGAGCAATTAACTGGTAATGAACAAAAGAGTCTTCTCTCTCCCGATCAATCCGAAACTGAGTGAAGAGTTTGTAGTTAATACATTTCTTCCGTTTCTTAAAGAGTATAAAGAATACATATTAGATCTATATTTTACATGTAGAATTCCTCCGTTTGATCAAGACGCTATGGGAGATACTTTTTTAACTCCAGAAGCACTTATAGAATCGGCATGTTATATCTCAAATCAATCTGACATACCGTTGTCAGCGACGTTTAATAATATATGGGTTAGACCAGATCAAAAGAATCTAGACTTATGGATAAAGGAGTTTGCTCCTGTCTATAACTCTGGAGTCAGAGTCGTGACTTTACCACATACAACATGGGTATCTACTGGACAGATACAAGCAGCGTTTCCAGAGTTGTTTATTAAGAATACTATTCTAAGAGAGGTCACAAAACCCAGTGAGATAGTGCAGTTAGCAGAAGCAGGATTTAATTATATAAACTTAGATCGTGATCTCATGAGAGATCGTGAACAATTATTACGTATACAAAAAGCAAAAGATTACTGTAAGTTTCTAGGTAAACCTGTCATGCTCTCTATGCTAGTCAATGAGACATGTTGGGGTGGTTGTCCTATCATGCCAGAGCATTATCAATACAATTCTACTAGAACAAAAGACGATCCTATATTTTTTGCTAGTCCTATAAGTCGGGTGTCATGCTCTACATGGGACATTGAACATCCAGAAGCTGATCTTAAACAAGCAAACCTACCTCCATGGAGAGAGGACTGGCAAGAGATGCTTGATGTTGGTATTGATACTTTTAAATTACATGGCAGAGAAAGTATGATGAGATTGCAGGAGAGTATGGATCTTATCAAGAGATGGGCAGACGAAGAAGAATACATGTTTCCTGAGTATAGAAAATATCAAGAACAGTTAAAGATGAAAGAGTCGCCACTTAAAAGGTGGAGAGAGAAAATAAAAACATGTAAGTTTGATTGTTGGGACTGCAATTATTGTGAAGCAGTAGTAGAAGCACATATGAAAAAATCAGATCTCATTATGCATCCACAGGTGGAAACATGTATAGAAGCATTTAATAACTCAGGTAAGTATCTTTCTAATCATAGGACTTATGATCCCAATGATCCTAGTGCATATTATAATGTGGAAGGATTAACATCACCTAGGGTTAGGCACTTCTTAAATAACCTTTGTTCTCAAGAGGGTGCTGTATATCTTGAGGTTGGTGTGTATGCAGGATCTACATTCTGTGCTGCTGTCCAGAACAATGACATGGTTGCTGCATATGCAAATGATAATTGGTCACAACCTAACTTACAACCCGCTAGAGAAGATCTGGAACTATCATTAGAAGACGTAACTGTAGACACCTTTGTCAACAACTTACAAGAGAATATAACAACAGAGTCATTAGATTTTGATATACAAGTATTGAATGGTGATAGTTCTGGTCTTGGTAAAAAGGATTTTAAACAAGATGTCAATATAATATTCTACGATGGTGATAATGATCCAATGAAAATGATAGAGTTTTATACAAACATGATGACATTTACTCAGGATGTTTTTACATTAGTAGTTGATGATGCAAACGTAGAAAAAAATGTAGAGACAACAAAACAATTCATAGAATATAATGGACTTAAGATACTGTATGAGAGGGAACTTTTGAATGATCAGGAAGATGATAGTATGTGGTGGAATGGTTTATATGTGGTTGTAGTTTCAAAATGACTTTTTGAATTACAAATATACCGAAAAAATTTCTTGGGTATTTTTTCCCTATTAGGTTTTTCGCTAAATATAACTAGTAAAAGTAATCATAGGTGCAATGGGAACTCTGAATGTCGGGACAGTTAACGCAGGAGCTGGTGTCCAATTACCTTCATATGCTACTACTAACTTACCTACAGGTGGCATATCACAGGGATTTTTAGCATACGATTCAACAATCGGTGCTGTTAAAGTTTGGAATGGTCAGAAGTGGCAGAAGTTAGATGAAGCAACAGTTAATGCTTCTGGTGGTAATCAAGTATATGATTTTGGTTTATATCGAGTTCATAAATTTTCAAGCTCAGGTTCATTCTCAGTATCATCTACACAGAATGATGCAAAGATGGATTTTATGATCGTCGGTGGTGGCGGTGGTGGAGGATGCTCTGATGGTAACTGTAGTAACGGTGGCGGTGGAGCAGGAGGATTGGTTTATAAATCAAACGTTACAGTGACCACAGGAACATTCCCAGTTGTTATTGGATCTGGTGGATCTGGATATTATAACCAAGATACAAGAGGTGACGTTGGAGGAGATAGTTCTTTCAATGGATTCACTGCCCTCGGAGGAGGTGGCGGTGGTGCTGGTGGAAATAATAATAATGGTAATGGAACGCCAGGTGGATGTGGTGGTGGAGGAAGTCACCCCTACAGTGGAAGTAGACAGGCAGGATTACAACCAAGTTCTGCATCTGGTGGATTTGGTCAATATGGTGGTAACTGCACACCATCATCTCCCGACTGGGGTGGTGGCGGTGGCGGTGGATCTGGCGAACAAGGTAATGATGGAACTGCACCTCGTGGAGGACCTGGTGGTGATGGTTTAATGTTTGATATAGATGGTATTAATAAATTCTATGCGGGTGGTGGAGCAGGAGCAAACTGCAACAACCCAACTAATGATGTTATTGAAGGTGGACTAGGTGGTGGCGGTATTGCTGCAGGAACTATTCCTGGTGGTCAAGGTGGTAATGGTTATGGAGGAGGTGGCGGTGGTGCTGGCTATCCAAATAGACAGGCGGGTAATGGTGGTAATGGAGTTGTTATTATTAGATACCCAATATCAAACGTAGACAGTACTATTGGATCCTCTTCTGGTAACCCCGCTGCAAACGCAGCACAAATACTTGCTGCTAATCCTAGTGCAGCAGATGGATTGTATTATATCAAACCCATTAACTATAGTGGTGCAGCACAGCAAATTTATTGTTGGATGACAGCGGGTGGTTGGATGTTAGTATCAGCAAACAACTGGAACAGTAGCACAATTGCTGGTGGTAACAGTAGAAGAAGCACTTCGTACTACTTGAGTAGGTCTGGTGTTCTTGGAAGTCCAGATCCAAACAGTGACTACATAATTGGTAGTATGATTACATCATTAGAATTCAATGCTGCAAGAGTATTGACATGGGGTTATGGTAGCACCAACAATACTACTTCTTGGAACTCTGCTCTAAGTAACTTAGGAAGTTGGGTTCAAGCTGAGTGGACATTGGCAAGAGAAGGTATTGCTAGACAAACTGAGGTTCATTCTAGAGCAGCAGTTGCAATCACATCTAGTGGTATTGGACTCAGTAGTAGTGCTAATTACTTTGTGTTAGACGGTATTAAAGCAGATAATGATAATGGTGGATTCAATGCCAACAGCAACCAAACTACTGTAGGTGGTGCGGGTGTTAATGGTAATAGTGGAGATCCCTCTACTGGTTGCTATCTAGGACACGGTTCTAGTGAAGGAAACGGTGAAGGTATCTACGCTGCTAGTGGTGGTGCTGTGGACTGCCAAGGATATACAACATGGGTTAGGTAATTTATGTCAACTGAATTTGAATACTTTGCTTTCGTCAATGACGAAAACATTGTTGAAAACGTTATTGTTTGTAATAGTAGAGAAGATTTTCAAGAACTGATGAAGTTCAATCCCATGGGTATGGTGCCTGGTAGATGGGTGCCTGGTTCATCAAAAACTGGAAGACCTTCTAAAGGAAATCATTACGATCCACAAGAACAACATTTCTATCCTCAATGTAGATTTCCATCATGGACATTGAATAAGGAGATTTGGCAGTGGGAACCTCCTGTTCCTAAACCAAAAGAAATAGTTGACGAAAACGGTAGTTTGATAGTACAATGGGAATGGAACGAATCAACTCAGGAATGGGTAGAGATGTCGGGACCTAATTGTATAGAATGTGGACAAGATCCATCAATAGAAAAAATTGACGAAGCACAACAGTAGTTTTATAGAACAGTATCCAGAAGCGGTTAGTTCTGCAGATTGTATAAATTTAATTTCATTATTTGAAAATAATAAAGAGATACAAACTGTAGGTATTAGTTCGGTTGGATTTGATCACAATATCAAAGATGATACTGAGATAGCATTGACCAAAAAACTGGTAGATAATAATCCAGAATGGAATGCTGCAATGATGCCAATCCTAAAGGCATTGCATGATAGTGTAGACAAGTATATAAAGACATATGAGTCACTTAACTCTATTGATCAGTGGCAACTAGAAGCACCCGCTATAAATTTTCAAAGGTTTCTACCCAGACAAGGTTATAAGAAATGGCATTGTGAGAATGTAAACATTAAGAGTAGTGTCAGAACTTTGGTTTGGATGCTATACTTAAATACAGTAGAAGATAAAGGTGGCACAGATTTTTATTATCAAGACTATACTTGTAAAGCAGAAATTGGTAAGTTGGTTATCTGGCCACCGTATTGGACACACTCTCATAGGTCACAGGTTAGTCCTAGTGAGATGAAGTATATTTTAACAGGATGGATGGCGTATGTATAAGTATCTTTGGTATGACACGGTGTTGCCTAAAGACATCTGTGATAAGGTATGTGAAGAGTTAAGGGCATCAGAAAGCAGACTACAAGTTGCTTCTGTTCAGGGGCAAGAAGCAGATCATGTGAGACAGAGTGAGAACTTATGGGTTCCTAGTTCTCATTGGATCTCTGGATTTTGCCATCACTATGTTAATGTAGCAAATCAAGATAATTTTAAGTATAATATTAACGCAGGATATGAAGACCATATAATACAATACTCATTATACAAACCAGACTGTTTCTATAAATGGCATACTGACTACTATCAAAGAGAAGGTACTGTGAGAAAACTATCATTCTCATTACAGTTGAGTAACTATGACGAATATAAAGGTGGAGACTTACAACTGATAGATGAGGAGAATAGAATGTATATTGCACCTAAGAAGAGAGGGACTATAATTATCTTTGATAGTCGTATCAGACATAGAGTTAGAAGAGTTACAGAAGGCGAAAGAAGATCTCTAGTTGGTTGGATCACAGGACCTGATTGGAAATGAGTCAACTAATAAAAAATCTTGTAGATGTATCAGAGTATATCAATGATGGTAAAAAGTTATTTGAAGAACATGTAACACCTACAGAAATAAAATATAAAGTTGTAAGAGGTAAATATGTTTTAGATGAAATAGGAATACCAACTCAAGTTGCAAACTCTATATCAGTATACAATAACCCTAGATATGAGATACTATATTATAAGGTAAAGAAAGAGATAGAGAAGGTAACAGGTAAACGTTTATATAGAACATATTATTATGAGAGAGTATATAAACAAAACAATGTCTTAGCAAAACATATTGACAGACCCGCATGTCAAGTTAGTGTATCATTACATTTATCATCTAATACAGATGATTGGTCTATCTTTTTTGAGGAAGACACAATAAAGGAGTATACAGCAGAGGTAGGAGATGCTATACTATACAATGGTGTGACAACTCCACACTGGAGACATCCTTTGATATGTTCTAGGGATGGTTACTACCATCAAATATTCTTTCATTTTGTAGATGCAGATGGAGAGTATGTTCACCATGCTTTTGATAAATGAGAATAGTAAATAACGCTTTACCGCAAAATATATTTGAGGACGCAAGATCCTTTGTCATGAAAAACATTGGAGAATTTGCTTGGCAGTCTAGTGAGATACAATGGGCACCTGGTCTAAAGGTGGGCATTAATGGATCTTGTTTAATCAGAGAAACTATTCCAGAACTCAAGGAGAAGATAGAATCTGAACTTGCTGATTACTTGCCACCATATGATGAACTGGTAATCAACTATCACCTATGGCAACGTAACTCAGGTATCGCTGCACATACAGATTCTGATTATGAGTTTGGTGCAACGCTATATCTAAACGATGACTGGCACGTAAACCATGGTGGCATCTTCGTATGGCAACCACATGGTGAAACTACCATGAGAGCGTTGTCTCCAGAAGCAAACACGTTGGTAATAAACGGTGATAAGGAGTTGCATTTCGTGACACCCGTATCACCTGAGTCACCAATGTTTCGTGTTACCCTACAAATATGGGGTAAGAAAACAACCTAAATAATACACTTATCATTTTAACTATGGATGCTGAAACAATGGTCAAAGAATTTTCTGACCAACTAAAAGATCACAAAGCAAGTATTGTCGAACTGGAGAAACAACTAAGCAATAGAAAAGAGCAAACGTTGAGACTAGAAGGTGCAATCGAAGCACTTAATATGACACTTAAAAAACCAGAAGAAACAGATGGCACTGAAGAAGTCAAGTGAACTTAGACAACAAGAACATGTAAACTCTAGGCAGCAAGCAACTTCATTTAACGGGACTTCTGATACCTGTCCGTGGAAGGTGGATGATTTGTATGATGGGAGAAAAATTATATCTATAGGGTTTAGTGAGAATGTCTACGGTAAATCCTATCATATTTTGGTGGAAAGAGATAAGACACACCTAAGAACTAAGTTTGTGTTTGATGAAAAACACGACTTAAAGTTTACAAAACCAGCAGAGAAAATGATCAAACCTCCTAGTGAAGGAGACATTCAGAAACTATTGGCAAAGGCGGGAGACGGTAATACATAAATATATCTGAAGGACTTATTGAACCAACGGATGAAGAAGGTAATAGTAAGGATCAACGATACCTATAATATAGATCAAGCAGTT